GAATTATTAGGTGATCCTAGAATAGCAGCCCAAGAATGTGATTGTGATTTTAGTACATCTGGTGATGTAGTATTCTACCCAGAATATATGGAATACTATGAAAAAACATTTATTAAAGAACCCTTGGAAAGGCGAGGGGCAGATCGTAACTTATGGATATGGGAACCTTGTGATTACTCAAGAACCTATATGGTTATAGCTGATGTAGCTAGAGGAGATGGGAAAGACCATTCAGCTTTTCACATTATTGATGTTGAAAATAATGTGCAAGTAGGAGAATATAAAGGTCAATTAGGAACAAAAGAATATGGTCATTTATTAGTAGGCATAGCAACAGAATATAATAATGCTTTATTAGTAGTAGAAAATGCAAGTATAGGATGGGCAACTATTCAAACAATAATAGATAGAGGATATGATAACCTTTATTATTCACCTAAAGGTGGAGAAGTAAGAGCAGATTCGTATTTTGATAGGTATATGGATACATCAAAAATGGTAGCAGGATTTACAATGTCATCAAGGACAAGACCTATGGTTATAGGTAAATTCCAAGAATACATTTCTGATAAAGGTGTTACTTTTTATTCTAAAAGGTTATTAGAAGAAATGAAAACTTTCATTTGGAGGAATGGTAGACCAGAAGCTCAATCCGGGTATAATGATGATTTAGTTATGTCATTTGGAATTGCTATGTACATGAGAGATACTGCATTTAAATACAAACAACAAGGAGTAGATTTAACTAAAAGTATGTTAAATGGAATTGCAACAAATAAAACAAACCACAGTGGGGTTTATACCCCCAATGGAACTCAAACAGACAATCCATGGAAAATAAATAATCCATATTCTGGTGGGGAAGAAGACATTAGGTGGCTTTTATAATAAAAGTAATAATACAATATTTATAACAATATATAACAAATGGCAGATAGAAGATTATTTTCAAGATTAAAAAGATTATTTTCAACAGATGTAATTATCCGTAACCAAGGTGGAGACCAATTAAAGGTTATGGATGTAAATAAAATCCAACAATCTGGTGAATACGAAACTAATTCTTTGGTAGATAGATTTAATAGAGTTTATACAAATTCCCCAACATCCTTATATGGTTATCAAAGTAATTTTAATTACCAAACCTTAAGACCCCAACTATACTCAGAGTATGATTCAATGGATACAGATGCAATTATTGCTTCTGCCTTAGATATTATAGCTGATGAAAGTACTTTGAAAAATGATATGGGGGAAGTTCTCCAAATCAGAAGCTCAGATGAAAACGTCCAAAAAATATTGTATAACTTATTTTACGACATTTTAAATATTGAATTTAATCTTTGGCCATGGATTCGAAATATGTGTAAATATGGTGATTTTTTCTTAAAATTAGAAATTGCTGAAGAATTTGGGGTTTATAATATTATTCCTTACAATGCATTTCACATTGAGAGATTAGAAGGACATGACCCAGATAATCCAGCTGATATTCAGTATGGTTTTGACCCTGATGGGATATCTACAGGTGGTTCGGGTTATTATAACATTCCTAATTCTAATGATAATAGTAGTAATACTCTTATCTTTGATAATTATGAAATGGCCCATTTTAGATTACTTACCGATACTAACTTTTTACCTTATGGTAGATCTTACATAGAGCCAGCACGTAAATTGTTTAAACAATACACACTAATGGAGGACGCCATGCTTATCCACCGTATAGTTAGAGCGCCTGAAAAGCGCATTTTCTACATGAACGTAGGAAATATACCTCCTGCTGAAGTTGAAAACTTCATGCAAAAAACAATCTCCAAAATGAAACGTACTCCTTATGTTGATCAACAAACAGGAGATTACAATTTAAAATATAACATGCAAAACATGTTAGAAGATTATTATATACCAGTTAGAGGAAATGACACAGCTACTAAAATAGAAACTGCCCCTGGACTACAATATGATGGAATAGCTGATGTAGAGTATTTAAGAGATAAACTATTTGCAGCCCTTAAAGTACCTAAAGCTTTTATGGGTTACGATGAAAACACAGATGGTAAAGCTACATTAGCAGCTCAAGATATAAGATTTGCTCGTACTATAGAAAGAATCCAAAGAATAGTAGTTTCTGAACTTAAGAAAATAGCATTAGTACATTTATATACCCAAGGGTATAAAGATGAAAACCTAACCAACTTTGAATTATCTTTAACTACTCCATCAATTATATACGACCAAGAAAGGGTAGCATTAATGACAGAAAAAATGACATTAGCCCAATCAATGTTAGATAGTAACATAATCCCATCAGATTGGGTATATGAAAACATCTTCCACTTTAGTCAAGATGAATATGATGAATATAGAGATTTGGTTAAACAAGATGCTAAACGTAAATTTAGATTAGCACAAATTGAAGCAGAAGGTAATGATCCACAAGAAACAGGTAAATCTTATGGTACACCACATGATTTAGCTTCATTATATGGAGTAGGTAGAACCCAATCAGACCCTGGTAATGTGCCAGATGGATATGATGAGAAAACTCCATTAGGAAGACCAAAAGAAAAACTAACTAAAAGAAATACTCAAGATAGTAATTTCGGTAAGGATCCATTAGGTAGAAAGGGAATGAAAAGGGATGACAATGATTCTAAAAGTTTAAAAACCCAATATAAGGGTGGCTCTCCATTAGCTTTAGAAACAAAAAACATGTTGAAAAAGGCACCTAAACCAATTAGAACCGGAAAGCAGTTAGTATTTGAGGAAGAAAAGAAGGGAAATAATCTACTAGATGAATCTCAATTGCACGATTAAAAAATCTTTATATATTTATAACAAACCAAATCACAAGGAATGAGCGTAAAACATTCAAAGTATAAAAATTCCGGTATTCTTTTTGAGCTTTTAGTTAGGCAAATTACATCTGACACTTTAGATGGTAAAGACTCAAAAGCTAGAAAAATATTAAAAGAATATTTTGTAAAAACAGAATTAGGAAGAGAATACAAATTGTATGAAACTCTTACAACTAAAACAAACCTATCAGAAGCAAAAGCCAATACAGTATTGTCAACTTTATTGGAATCTTCTAAAAATTTAAATAGGGCTTCTTTGAGAAGACAAAAATATAATCTAATTAAAGAAATTAAAAAACACTATGATGTTAATAAATTCTTTAAACATACTCTCCCTAATTATAAGGTCCAAGCTGCTTTTTATACTTTAGTTGAAATTAAATCTAACCCTAACTTAAATAATATTAAGCACGAAATTAATAATAAACTTACTATTATGGAACACTTAGCTACTCCTGTAGCTAAAAGTAAAATTAAAGAAACAGTATTAGAAGAGTTTAAAAATTACGACACAGATTTGAAAACTTTAACATACAAAGTTTTATTAGAAAAATTTAATGGTAAGTATGATAATTTAAATCACCCACAAAAAACAGTTTTAAAAGAATTAATTACCTCAATAGATAATACACCTAGGTTAAAAGAATTTTATAACAACAAAGTATATGAGATTAAAACCTCATTAACCGAACTTTCAACCCAAGTTACAGATAAAACAACCCAAATAAAAATCAATGAAGTAATCAAAATACTCCCAGTTATAGATAAAACCTCTAGGGTTAAAGATGATGATCTTATTAACCTATTACAATATTATGATTTAATTGAAGAATTAGAAGTTACTCATGTATAGATTTAAATTAAAAGAAAATAGTAAATTTGAAGTTGGTGATGTAAAAGTTAAAGATGGAACCAAATCCACAGTAACTAACATTAACCCTGTAACCGGGGCAGTTTCATGGGATATAGTAAATGTAGGTGCTTTTGATACAGTTTATAAAACTTTTGATAAGCTAAATAAACTACTAAGAACATTAGAAAGCGAAGGCGAAGCTGAATCTGATCCAACAATTGATTCAATTACAGACCAAGTAAAAAAACTATTTAACCAATATAGAACACACGTTAGAAAAAATTACCCTGAAGCCTATGACAGGATTAGAATGGTAAAAGAAGAAGAAGTTAATGAAGGACTTTTCCAAAAATTTGTTGATA